CTAAAAGAAGCATGGGTTCCCATGTCTGGTGCATCCGAACGGGTGCAAGCGTTAAAACCTGTAAACTTCGCTTGGAAGCTGGACGGTTCTCGCGTCGATGGCTTCCTCGCACACGAACTGCAGGAAGTAGTACCCGAAGCTGCCACTGGCACTAAAGACGCCATGATGGATGAGGAGTATGAAGTCACTCCAGCAGTACACGAGGACATCATCATCCCAGCGATTGAAGCTGTTGCAGAAGTTCCTGCGGTTTATGATGCTGATGGTACACTTGTCTCCGAAATGGTTCCTGCTGTTGAAGCAGAGGCTGAACGCACAGAGCAACAACTTGTTTCTGAAGCGGTCATGGGTACACGTTCAGTCCCTGATATGCAGGGCATTGACCAAAGCAAACTTGTGCCTCTGCTGACAGCAGCTTTACAAGAAGCACTCACTAGGATTGATGCAATGGAAGCTCGTCTAGTAGCCTTAGAGGGATAAGTAACCATGAGTAGAGACCTATTCCTAGATACAGTAGAGAATATAGAAGCTCCTGTAGTAAAACCCTTCTTTGCTGTAGAGCTTAATTTCTCCTCAGAGACTATACGTATGTGGACAGGTCAGGGTACGCTTGTCCTAGCTGATGGTACTGAGTGGTTTGGCTTAGGTCAACTACTGAATATCTCCTCTATTGAAGAGACCTCTGAGATGGCTGTTAAGGGAGCTACAGTTAGTCTTAGTGGCATCCCCTCAAATCTACTCTCACTAGCTCTCAGTGAGCCTTATCAGGGTCGTGTATGTAAGATATACTTCGGTACTCTATCTTATGGTGCTATCCTGCAGGAAGACGGTGCTTATATCTTACTGCAAGACGGTAGTAAGATACTCGTTGAGACTGGAGAGAAAGGCTTTAACGAGTTATTCTCTGGTTACATGGATCAGATGAATATCGAAGAGGGTAGCGACACATCTACTATTGAGATGGCTGTTGAGAATAAACTTATTGACTTAGAGCGTTCTAGAGTAGCTAGATATACCTCTGGATACCAGAAATCACTTTACCCTAATGATCTTGGGTTAGACTTTATCGAAGATTTACAAGACAAGAAAATACCTTGGGGAAGGAAAGCTGACTAATGATTAAGTATCAACAAGAGTTTCTAAGCCAAGTGCAATCTGAGGCTAAGTACCTAATAGAGTTACACTGGTCTGAGATCGCCCTTAACCAAGATAAGATTAAGTTAAACCCTGACTGGGACGCATACTATGAATTAGAGGGTCAAGGTAAACTTAAGATTTTCACTGCTAGGGATAATGGCAATCTTGTTGGGTATTTCGTCGTTATTTTAGGTAATAACATACACTATAAAGATCACTTATTTGCCAGCAATGATATTATATACTTACGTAAAGACTTCCGTAAGGGGTTTGCTGGAATACGTCTAATTAAGTTTGCAGAAGTGTGCCTAAAGGGTGATGGGGTATCTGTCTTACTAATTAACACTAAATCCCATAAACCTTTTGATAAGGTTCTGGAACGGCTAAAGTTCAAGCCTATTGAACGTGTATTTTCAAAGTTTATAGGAGACTAAAATGGCAGTATCCGCAATAGCAGGGTTAGTTTCCACTAGTGTAGCCTCTGTTTCTGGGACATTGATTTCAGGGGCTTTTCTGGGGGTGCTGTCAGGTACTTTTCTAGGCACCTTCTTAGTAAACACAGCCCTTGGTGCAGCTATGCGTGCCTTAACCCCTAAACCCTCTATAGGGGGGGACAGAGGTTATCAAACTACAGCTATCGGTACAGCCTTAGATCATCAGGTTATCTACGGTAGTATGAAGGTTGCTGGCGCTCGTATATACGACGAAACTACTGGCAACAACAATAAGTATCTTCATCGTATTCTTGCTGTAGCTGGGCATGAGGTTGAGTCTTTTGATGAGATATACGTTAATGACGAGTTAGTTACTCTGGATGTTGATGGTAACGTAACCTCCCCAGAGAAGTATGACGGTAAACTAAGGTTTAAGTTACACTTAGGTGCTACTGACCAAACAGCAGATGCTGACCTTGTGAGTGAGTCCTTTAACTGGACTACTGAGCATACACTGAACGGCATTGCTTACATGTATGTTCGAATGAAGTTTGACGCAGACGCATTTCCTAACGGTATCCCTGAGTTTACAGTAGTTGTTAGTGGCAAGAAGGTTTATGACCCACGCACTTCAACAACAGCATGGTCAGACAATCCAGCCTTGTGCATGAGAGATTATCTTACATCTTCTTATGGCTTAGATGAAGACACAGCTAACGTAGATGACGCCTTAGTTACCACCGCTGCTAATGTATGCGACCAGCTTGTAGGTAGCCCTGCTATTAATATTTACGCTGGTGGTGTGTACAAGATTAAAACTGTAGGGGATACTGACTTTACAGCAGTAGGTGCTGCTGACAATAACGTAGGCACTGTGTTTACAGCAACAGGTGTAGCTTTAGGTACAGGTACCGTAGAAACTGCAAGATACACATGTAATGGTGCTTTTACTTTAGCTATTACACCTTATGATCTAATTAACTCTATGCTAACTTCTATGGATGGTAGTATGTGGTATGCTCAAGGTAAGTGGCGTATAAAACCAGCTTACTGGTCTACACCTGTATTAGACTTGAATGAAGATGACTTACGCTCTAACCTATCTGTAAGCACTCGTCACTCTCGTAGAGATAACTTCAATACAGTTAAGGGTACGTTTCGTGGTGAAGAGAGTAACTGGCAAACTACAGACTACCCAGAAGTAACTAACGCAGCTTTCTTAACTACTGATAACAACCAAGAGTCTGTAGCCGATATTGACTTACCGTTTACTAATAACTCTGTTGAGGCTCGTCGCATTGCTCTTATCTCTCTGGAGCGTAACAGACAACAGCTAACAGTTAATGCCTCCTTTGGTCTGAAGACCTTACAGGTTCAAGTTGGCGACAATATTAGATTAACTAACAGTCGCTTTGGTTGGACTAACAAAGAGTTTGAAGTGGTTGCATGGAACTTCGGTCTAACAGACGGTCTTGATTTACAGACACAGATGACCTTAAGAGAAACTGCTGAGTCTGTGTACGATGAAGTATCTGATGGTGCCGTGTACGAAAGAGATAACACTACTTTGTTGTCTCCTTTTGACGTACCACCTGTGGGACTATCTGCAGTTTCCAGAACTCAAGTTATACGAGAGAAACTAACGAATGTTATTACTCTTAACGTAACCTCTGCAGCATCAGAAAGAATAGACTACGTTGAATCTGAGCTTAAGTTAAGCTCTGATGCAGACTGGATTACTCTTGGTACTGGACAACTTGGTAAGTTTGAAGCTCTTGACCTTGAGGATGGAGATTACGACTTTAGAGCTAGGGCTATTAACACCTTTGGTAATAGAGGTGAATGGGAATATCTGTTCGCCATCAACGCATCTGGATTACTTGAACCACCATCAGATGTTACAGGGTTTTTTGCAGAGGTTAACGGTGCGGTTATTACCCTTGACTGGAATGCTGTCCCTGACCTTGACCTCTCTTATTATGTCATTAGATACTCTCCCGATTTAATTGGGGCTAGTTGGGGTAACGCTCAGACATACGTTGATAAGGTATCTCGTCCAGCTTCTAGTGTATCTATTCCAGCTAGGGCAGGTACCTATATGGTTAAGGCAGTAGATAAGTCTGGTATCACTTCAATTAACTATACTTCTGTAGCTGTACCAGCAGCTAACATAGAACCTCTTGCGAACACCTTAAGTCTTACAGACAGTCCAACATTTTCTGGGACTAAGACAAATTCTGCAGTTGTAAGTAGTGAACTAAGAATAGACGATTACACTACAGCTCCCTCGGAAGGTGAATACCTCTTTAGTAACTATATAGAGACTTCAGATAACTCCGTAAAAAGGTGTCGTGTATATGTAAGTGGTTTGACCCTTAGATTTGACAGCACTGCGGGTTTATTTGATGATCAGGCGGGTCTATTTGATGCAGCTCCAGGATTATTTAATGACTTAGGTGGTAACAGTCAGTTCTCTGACACAAACATCATAACTTATGTATCTACTACACAAGATGACCCATCGGGTACTCCTACTTGGACTGACTATACCTCAATTAAAGTTGCAGACCTTAGCGCAAGGGCCTTCAGGTTTAAAGTTAAACTTACATCTACTGCAAATAATATAACCCCGTCTGTTTCTGCGTTAACAGCTTATGTGGAGTACAACTAAATGTCACAGAATGACTTTGTAATATCAAACCAAACCTTTCCAGCTACTAGAGCAGACCTAACGGATGCCTTTCAAGCAGCTTCAAGTAACAGTAGCGGTTCCGTTGCCCCCACCACAACCTATGCCAACATGACGTGGTATGATACGGGCAACAACACACTTAAGTTGAGGTCAGAAGCTAATGATGCTTGGATAAGCATAGGTTACTTAGATCAATCAACAGATGCCTTCCGTGTATTTGATGATACTGAAGTGGTTAATACCTCTGGAACCCAGACTGGTTTAATCGGAGATCAGCTTACAACTACTTGGGAAGGCGGTACAGGAACCCTACCAAGCCTTGTGTCTCCAGCTAATATCAAGTCTGCTATTGAATCTTTAGTACCTAGCGCAGCATCCCCTATTGGGGTAAATCAAACTTGGTCTACTGTAACAAGAACAAGGGCTACCGTGTACCAAAATACTTCTGGGGGTGCCATACAAATCAATGTTGCATTATCGGTTTATACGTACACAAGTGAAGGCGGTACTACAACCTTTGGCGACGCTGATTTGCAAGTGTCTGCTGATAACTCAACTTGGTTTACGTTAGGGTCTATAAATTCTCAATACGACCGCAATGCCTTCTTTTCCCCCATAATACCAGATGACTACTTTTACAAGTGGACTGGGAGTTCAGATAGTGGCTCACCCCTTAACCCAACTGTGCTTTCCGAAGCCGAATTTACCCTGCTTAGTTAACCTTAATAAAACCATAAGGATATCCCCCACACAATGACATATAAATTAGGGACACGTAGTAATCAAAACCTGTCAGGGGTACACCCCGATCTTGTCGCAGTTGTAAAACTAGCTATATCCATTTCTGAGAAAGACTTTACTGTTCTTGAGGGTATTCGTAACATTAACCGTCAACGTGAACTGTACAAGGCTGGTAAGTCTACTACAATGAACTCACGACATCTTACAGGACATGCCGTAGACTTAGCTCCTTGGCCTATCTCATGGGAGTGGGAAGACTTCTACCCTATTGCTGATGCAATGAAGGAAGCTGCAGAAGAAATATCTGTTGCTATTGTATGGGGTGGTGACTGGAAGAGCTTTCCTGATGGGCCACACTTTGAACTTGACAGAAAGGTATATTCTAAATGAACGATAATAATTGGGGGATAAACAAAAGTATCCCCGCAACATTCCTTATGGGAGCTGCAGTTTATACAGTCACTGCTGTCTGGTTCTTTGCTGATTTGCAGAATGATGTACAACACAATAAAGATAGAATCGTAAGAGATGAAGCACGTATTGTAATATTAGAAAACTTAGTGCAAGGGCAGGCTGTCGCTATGGCACGTATAGATGAAAACATCAAAGCTATTAGGACTATGGCAGAGCATTGGTCAAAGGATAAATAAAAGATGAACCCAGAGACCTTAAACAGATGGAGGGTCTGGCCCAGACTTATAATATCTTTATATGGTTTAGCCTTCTATCAAAGTACACAGTGGTTTATGTCACTACCAGACCCTACTAACGCTCAATCTGGGTTTGTATCTGTAATAGTAGGGGCTGGAGCAGGCTTTTATGGGATTTATGTAAATGGTAAAACAAATAATCAGATTGACCCTTATCACACTCCTACTAAGTAGTTGCGGTAAGATACCTTCATTCCTATCGGGGGGTGGCCCTAACGTAGCCGCTAACACTCAAATAGGTAAAGAGAACACTCAGAACTTAGGTGTTATCACTTACAAACGACCTCAACTAAGAATACAATCACCTGTAGAAACTGTAGTGCAGGACACAAGTACAACAGAGACCACTGAGGTTGATCCACTCATGTTGATCCTACTAATACTTGGTTGGTTAGCTCCCAGCCCTCGTGAGATGTCTAGGGGCTTCCTTAGTCTCTTCAGACGAAATAAAAAGTAGCTCAAACAGAAGAAGCCGCTCCCAGTTAATACTGAGGGCGGCTTTTTTGTGTCTACTTGTTGCTTGAAACCCCTACGTGGTCCATAGTAATGGCAAGTCCCTCGTACAGTATTTCTATGTCCCCCTTGACCTTACCCACTTGATAAGTTACCCATAGTGAGATAAGTAAGTTAACAAGAATAATACCCTCAAATATTGTTAGTGTCATACTCCACCCTTCTCTACTAGCTCAATAAGACGTGCGCCATACCACTCAGATTTCTTAAGGTCTTCTAGTCCGTTCTTTCGTCGCCATCGGTGCAGGTATTTTGCTATATTCCCTCGAAGGTATCCAATGTATTCTTCTCGTGATAGGAAGTCTTCTAAGTATTCAATACATTCAATCTTACCACCATTCGCATAATGATCAGGGCTGTTTACATTGTCTACCATCTTTTCCTCATACTCATGTTGTTTAGCTGCTCCGTCGATTGTCCACTTAGCCATTATAGTTTCTCCAAATATAAGATTGCTTCTTTCATTACCGCTGTGTCATCCTTGAATAGCCCTAGAGCCTTATTACAATGAAAAATCAGCGACCAAGTAAAGGTTGCCAACTTTCCATGTTACTGTTCCATAAAAACTATCACCATCCATCCCAGCTGATCGTTGATCAATCCACTCTTTTCCGATCCACTCTAGGTCACAATCCTGCGTTTTACCAATTGGATGAAATCGCTTATCCTCGTGTATATTAAGGTCAACCATACCTTCAACATGTTCTGGCATTAGTGACATGGCTTGTACTTGGTTTGGTTTAATTTTCATTGTGTTTCCCTACATCTTCCTTAATATCAGTCTCCCGCTTAGACTTCTTGGGTTGCTGTTGTACCAATTTAGTATTCTCCCTTTCTGTAAAAGCTCATAAGATTCTCAAGCTCACGATAGCCTCCGATAAGAGTTCCGTCACTTGAAAAGACTTGAGGTACTGTCTTAATACCTGCTTCCCTCATAAGAGATAGCACCCACTTACTTGAAGGCTCTTCTAAGTTATATGATGAGTAAGGGATGTTGTCTAACTCTAACATAGTCTTAGCTTTATCACAGTAATTACAGTCGTTACGGGTAATGATAGTGTACATAGTATCTCCTTGTGTTAATTGATGAACAGTTTCTGCACATGTTCAGGTGGTCGGGTTACACTAAGTCAACAATCTCACAACTGTCACCAGAGCAAGCCATTGTCTGACTACCTGATGTGTTGTCTTCTTGTTCATACTCCGAAAGCTCAGACCAGTCAAGACTCTTTGGCATAAGTTTTAACATCTCCTTGTATGTACTTTTGTCACACTCTTGATATGGTGCCTGTTGGTACGTGTGTTCGTTGTAAGGTAGGAACGACACTCCAGACATCTCATCAAAGTACTTGTAAACGAAAGCACCTACTTCAAACCATTCATCTGCTTTGACATTGATTGTCACGGAGGGTTTATGCTCACACCAATTTCGCTGGTACATCAACCACATCTCTAACTGCTCAATAGCGGTCATGTCAGAGGTACATACAGCTCCAGTAGGTGCTTTCTGTGGGAAACTAAACACCACAGTGGTATCAGGCTTCATAACGCAAGGTTCGTTTGGCACCCCTTTATCTTTCATAAACTGTGTTAGCGGGTCTTTAGTATCACCACGTACAGTACGGATGTAGTATGGTGAGTGACGAGCATGAATACCACTAGAACTATCAACCAGTTGGCTCACAGTACCCGAAGGCTTAACACAAGTTATAGCAGTTGCTACAGGTATGTTAAGACGTTCAGCCCACTCTTTGTTTGTATCTACTGCCACTTGCTTAAGGTGCCTGAGGGTCTTAGCTAATCCACCATTCTTAAGTGTGGTGAGACGATTGTCCATGATCCCCGTAAGGCTTACGCCCAACAGACGCTCTTCTTCTGTATTAGTTGACCACTCTTTTGTAAGATACGGAAAGTGTGTGTATGTACTTTGGATTGTACCTAAGATAGTTGCAAGGCGAACCTTACGTTCTAAATCACCTACAGTATCCGTTGCACGTACTACGCACTCTGTTAAATTACAGAACTGACTTGGACGCAAGATAATCTCGCTACAAGGGTTTGTCCCGAACTCGTAGTTTACATCACGTCTTCCATTAAGTCCCGCCTGTTTCTTAGATGCTTCCCGATTGAAGATACCACGTTCACCTGAACCACTCTCGACCAGTGCTGTCCACTCACGCATAAACGATAGTGCGTCTGGCTTTTCAGTGTAGGACACAGAGTTGTTAGCCAAAGCACGTTGCTTGTCATTCTCCCACCATGCACCTGACTTAGCATGACGCATACGATCATCAGACAGATTGCTCAAAGAGATCATAGCTGATCGTCGTACACCACCGACAACAACAACTTCACCAATCTTACACATAAGGTCGTGGCACTCGATAGAAGATAACTTACGTCCCTTAGCTGCAGTGAAGGTGTTAATAGCAAAGTTAAACAAGTCAATCAATGGTGCTGGGCCTGATGCACGACCACCAAAGGTCTTAAGTCTTGCACCCGCTGGTCGTACCTTTGACACATCCCACTTAGGAATCTCACCACTGTATAGCAATGCAATCAACTGACGTAATGACTTAGCCCAACCTTCCTTACTATCCTTAACAACGATTGTAGTCTCGCTACTGAATAGCTTATCTGGCACCTCTGGTAGTTTAGAGACGTTCTGACGTTCTACAGAGAACCCTACACCTGTGCCACACAATAAGATAAACATAGCTTGGTCGAAGCTCTTAATGTTGTTAACAGCTAAGTACGAACAATTATACATAGAAGTATTATCACGGCTTGCTGCGGGGCCTGCTGTCATAAGTGATCTCATCGAAGGCATTACATCCAGTGATAAGATAGCCTGCTCGATCTTGTTAATGTAAGAGTCGTCTCCAGCTACAGGACGGACGATGTTATCCATGTAACGAGATACTGTCTCTCCCCAAGTCTCTCGCTTTCCTGTTTCTTCGATCCAACGTGCATATCGACTGGTTGCAATAAATGTTTGGTAATCAGACGGGAGGTAATTATTGCTCATGGGTTATAATCTCTCTTTGTTAGGTCACTGGCATCAGACTTTGTTAGGTAACTGGCCTTAGCTACATCGTGTGCCTCTTGTTTAGCAGTGGCAGTGGCAAGGAGGGAGGTTACATACTCATCCCAAGTACCTGAGCTAACATCGCTTGGTGAGGCGAGTGTACGGGCATCCCAAGCATCTTTAGCCTCAATATAAAGTCGGTCAACTTCCACTCGTAACTCCTCTAAACTTAATTCACTCATGTTCGCTTACCTCGCTGTTGTTTGTCAGTTTCCAACCAGACCATATTGTCAATCTCACCTCGTGTCAGGCCAATGTCTTTTAGTTCTCGATCAGTTAGAGTGTTCAAGATTTTCACTACCCTACGATGCTCCGACCACAACACCGAGTACCGTAAGAACCTCACAAATAAGTTATTAGTCATCTTTAGTTCCTTTATCTATCAGTATCATTATTGTCATATAAGAGTTATTCTCTACCATCAGTTAACCACCCTCTTTTACAAACACACCATCAACCATCTTACCTTTACGATCTTTGATGTCGTCATAGGCAACCTGTAAGCACTCTACCAGAGTAATCTTATTTCGTACTGCAAGGTTAATCAACACAACTAAGTTGTCACCTATATCATCCCTGATGTCCTTGCCCTTACAGATGTTGTCAGACAATTCACCAACCTCTTGCATTAACTTAAGGCACTGGTCTTTATCAGTACTGCCTGCAATTAGGTTACGGGCATGATGCCACTCGGTAGTCAAATAAATAAGCTCATCCATATTCTTTTCTTTACCCATCACACAGACCTTCCATAAAATTCTGTTGGTTCGTTTGGTTCTTTTGTTATATCGAAGAGGTACCAGCAGCAGTTATCTTTGCCTACGCCCTTACTCCCTTCAATCCATTTTACACGCCCTATACTAACTACCTTACTACAGTACGTCATCATAATAGCTGACTGTTTAGTGTGCATCCAATCTGCGTCAAACAATACCCAAGTAGGACACACATGCAACCAATGCTCAATAAACGGGTGTAGTATCTTTCTATCCCAAGGTGGGTTGGTTATGCAGTAGTCTACAACACCGTAACCACCCATGTTTAAATCTAAAGCATCAAACTTGAATATATCATCCCGTTGTGGTTCAATATCACTGGCATACAAACACTCTCCGTGACCCTCTGTCAGTTTACTTATGTGGTCTATCAAGCGTCCGTCACCCGCACAAGGCTCTACATAATCAAATGCGTAAGGCAAGTGCAGGATCAGTGGCTCTACAGCAGCTATTGGCGTAGGGTAGAAATCTCGTTCTACTCTAACATAATCGCTACGCTTTCCCATACATATCCTTTAGTGTTGCCTGTGACACAAACTGTGGCTCATACATACCGTTAGATACCTCTCGCTTTACTACTACTCCAGACCACCACTCTTTGTTGGCTTGTCCTGCCCACCCCTCCGCTGCACCCTTGTAACAACCTGCGACAAGACCGATAACTCCATTAGGGTGCGACGCATCCTTAAACTTAATATCACGTTTATGGCTGTGACCACAAGTGCTACTGTGGTGCCTGTGAGCAAGTAACCCGTTAGCATGGTGCATACCAGACATAGCAGAACCAAAGTTCCCACTACTGAAGAAATGAGCGTATGAGACTCCATCGTAATCAGCAATAGCTGGTGCCGAGTTTTCATACTCGTGGTACTCATCAAACCAGTGCTTTGTTTGAAGATGTCCAAAGGAAATCCCGTACTTTGATCCCTCAAGTCTTGGGTCTGTTCTGATAGCTTTCTTGATTCTATGCTCATGGTTTCCCTCAAATCCAAAGTAGTTAGGACGCTTACGCTTATGATACCTAAACTTCCAACGAATACGTTCCTGTGCATCATTGTACTGGTTAATGTCAGCTTCATAACTTTGGCTAACGATTGCTTCTGGGGAACGAGTGTCAAATGTATTTAATGACCGCATGTCAGCGCCATCCCCAAGATCAACAACATAGTCAGGTTTAATGTCATATAAGAACTCACCTAACCAGTTGAACCGCTCATTGTCCACTGATGGATCAACATGAGCGCAACTGAATACTACGACTGTCTTACCCATTAGACACAAGCTCCCTTTCCATCAGTTCCACTCTTATGTTAAACATTGCCTCCTCAAGTTGCTCTTTGTTTAGCTTTAGCAACTGCGATAGTAAACTATTTACTTCAACCATAAATCTGGTATCCTTTTATCTGAGTAGATGAACCCGTGCTTATCACACCAGTCACCGTATGTTGTCTTAGAACCCTTGTTAATCTTACCACGAGAGTTACTAAATACGAATCGTATGTCTAACTTAGGGTGTTGCTCCTTAACCTTCAAGTGCTTCTTTCTATCCGCAGCTACAAACCGTCCTTTGGACTCAATTATGATACCGTTAGGTAAAATAAAGTCAGGGGTGTAACTTTTGTTCTCGTTTAAGACCCACTTAATCTTCAAGGTCTCATACTCAAAAGATATACCCCGCTCCTTCAAGTCAACGGATATGTCATCCTCAAGTCCTGATCTGTAACCATTTCTTATTGCGTGTCGTCTACGCTCACTGGTGGCTGCCATAGCTGTCCCTCATACCTCCGTAACCAAAGTAACCTAGCGTTCTCAATGATACGTTCTGTATCACCATCATAGGCTTTCACACAGGCTTCCCAGAGTTCATCTACTGACTTACAGTCTACCAGTATCTTATCTGCTTTCTTAGGGCCAATTCCTTTCAGCCCCTTGATGTTGTCTGCTGCATCACCTGTCAGTATCTGAGTGTAGAAGAACTTGTCTCCATCCCATTCGGATACCCGTGTCCACTCTTTCCTGTTAAAGTTAAAGTGCCAACAGGGTATTTGCAACATGTCTTTGTCGATTGATGCGACGACAGTATTTGGCCCAAGTCGGGTAGCTTCTATTGCTATGAGATCATCTGCTTCTTCTCCTTCACTTACGATTGCACCGAATTTCTTAATGAGATACTCACGTATATGTCGTAGGTGAGTAGGCTTCGGTGTTGATTTCCTGTTTCCCTTGTATGGGTAACTCTTTGCTACTTCAGAACGAAAGTTAGTAGGCCCTGTTAAATACACCTCGTACTGGTCAGGTGTAACAAAGTCTAATGTTTCCTCAAGGACGAAGTCGAGGAGTATCTCTACTTTCTCTTCCGCGTCCTTGGGGAGATCGTCTTGAGTGGCAAAGGCTGCTCGGTAGGCCAGAATGTCTCCGTCTACTAAAACCTTGCCCTTAGCCATTACCAATCACTGAAGACCATTGAGCCATCATCCTTCTCAAATCCTACGTTATTAACGTATGTGAATCCTGCGGCTCGTGTTGCGTCTGCATAGGCTTGTCCTAGCCCGTATAGGTCAACAATGTTACCACGCACCACTGTTGTGCTACCTTCGAACCCATCATCTTCACTCTCTGAGGTGAACTTAATTTCTACTTTCATTAGAACCCACCTTCGTCATTGTTTTCTTCAAACTTAAGGTGATCGGTAACTAGAACCTTTTCCATAGTTGTAATCTTACCGTCCCACACATCGAACTTCACTGTAGCTTTAGAACCATTACCAATCAAACCGTCTGCTTCCCAGTCCCATTCGATGTAATCTCCATCAATCATCTTAAGAACCTTTGGTGGCCCCATAACAACTCCCTGCTGTCCTGTTTCCTTATCAACGAACTTAGGGTTAACGTGGGGTCGTGTAGCCTTGTAGAAACCCTTACCTTCCTTGCTGGTCTTAAACAGTTGTGCTTGTAGTCCCTTGTTTGGGATGCCATCAGCAATCATCTTATTCTTTGCAGCATCATCAATCACGCAGTTAACAACGTAGAGACCTTGCTTTGCCTCAATGGTATTCCGCTGGTCTGATCCTTCCATTAGGTTCTTTCCCATGTCGCGATCTTCCTCCCGCAACTTCGTCCACTCTAGTTCACACTCTACATAAACTTTCTTGCCCATTGAATTTCCTTTCGTCGGGGTTTACACTATACTATATAGACATATTCTTTGTTTTCGCAAGCAACTTTTAGCTATATACCCACCACTTAGTGAATTTCTGCGTAAGTGTTGCCGAATTGCACATCTGTACCAAGGGGAACATTAAGTTTTACCTTTTGATTCAACTTGATAGCAGCATCGTGCATGATCTTTTCTACTGTAGCCTCATCTCCTTTCTTGACTAGGGCAATTACCTCATCGTGGAACTGCCCTACACATTTAACTCCTTCATTACGACACAGAGAAACCCATGTATCAAAACAGAATACTCCAGTGCTTTGGTTAAGCGTACTGAAACGATCCTTGTCACTTCGTAGGCTATGCCAGAAACCTGACACTGGGTTCTTAAGCCACATGCCTTCCAACACTTCCTTTGTCTTAGCCCCACTAGCTACCTTCTCAATGGCCCAGTTACGTGACCAGAAGGCATCTAAGAGGGTCTGACTAGCCTTCTTGCTCATGCCAGTACCTCGTGCTAGTGCTGCTGCCCCAATACCATACGTGGCGCTGTAGTTAACAACCTTGTAGTTCTTACGTAGTTCCTTAAGTGACCTCTCACCAGAGTTGTGCATGTCGATGTCACCCTGTTTAATAACACCTGCGTGTAGTGCTAAGTCTAAGTGCGGGTCAAAACCTTCACGGCTCATCTCCTGTACGTAGTCAGGGTCTAGTGGCTTCATGTAGTGACGCTTAGTCGTGTCCTCTAATGATGTCATATCAGCACCACATAGCACATAACCTTCTGGTGCAATTAGGCACCCTCGGATCACATCACCATAAGGCTTGTCTACGCTGGGTAGGTTAACCAGTGGCTTGAAGTGCTTGAAGCGGAACGTGTTAGTAAGTCCAGAGACACCAGCCTGTAGGTAGCCATCTGTGTGGCCTTCCAAGAAGCTCTTTAAGATACCTGCTCTATGAGTAAGAACAGTGAGACCATCGAGCAAGTCAACAGCAGGATCAACAGCAGAAAGTTTCCGAACGCTACTGCATAAGTCAGAGCCTTTGCGTACCTGTTCTATTTGTCTTGTGTCTCCGCTTTTCTTATCCCTGACAAACTTATATGTACGTGGTTCCCAACCTAAAGACCGTAGCCAGTCCTTAACCTGATCGTTAGAGTTAGGGTTGCCCCGTTCCTCACCCGTCTTCACCTTAAAGCCTATCGTCGTCACAGACTGTTTGTACTCCTTGCAGAGAGCTATCCACTTCTCCCCGTGTGATGATAACTCTCCGTCTTTCTTGTGCATAACCTTTGGTTGTGTTGCCATACGTTCTAGGATACGCTTAGGCATAGCATCTGCGAGTTGCTCAACCTTCTCCTCTTTGAGACGGCTAATTTCGTCGTAGGCTGCTTGTGCCTTTGGTACGTCTAATTTCCACCGTAGCTCCTCTTGCTCTCTGGCGCAGTCTAACTTGAACGACAGATAATCAATTAGACGGTCTTTGTCTTCTGGTGTGTCCCGATACAGTTTGTTCAGCTTAATGTCTAAGTCCCGTAACAGACGCACGTTAATGCGTACATCCTCATCGCACCTGTGAGCGTACTCTTGAGGCGTCAGGGTGTTCCAGTCCTTAATCACTGGCTTAGGCACCCCGTACTCCTCTCCGTAGCCCTCAAGCCCATGCTTCATGCGTGTGTGGTTGATGTACCAGCTTAGGGCCAGTGTATCAATCATACGTGCTTCAATCTTAATGCCCAGTATCTTTTCTACGGCGGGGGCATCAAAGCGAACTATGTTATGGCCCGCAATAGTCTTGCGTGTAGCAAAGAACTCACGCATTTCATCGTAGTCGTGTGTATGATGGATAGTCTTTCCATCGTCAGAGTAACTCAAGACATGAATCTTGGTCATCTCATTTAAAAGACCGTCCGTCTCAATGTCAAAAACTGTTGTCATGTACTTTATCTCTCCTTACTTACATACTTCAGTGCTTTTTCTACACCCTCTACGTCATCACCTAACATACCTATTGCTAGATTACAATGGTCGCATAACCAACCTCGAAATTCCTCAGTCTTATGGCAGTGGTCTAGCACAAACTTCTTCTTTGGCACTTTACCACAGCACTCACAAACCTCTGGTTTTTCTGGCGCAGTATCCTTTAGCTTTTCTATAACACTTGTACTATACTTTATGCAAGACCTACACCTATTGTCTCTGCCATCAGCGTTTCTGTTATACAAACCAAAGGTCTCTTCTGGCTTTTCCTTCTTACACCAAATGCAAGTTTTCGTTCTGCCAGACCCCTGTTTATACGCCTCCTCTAAGTCAGAGAATAGGTCATTCTGCACTATGTAACTCCTTACTGTATTGCGCAACCTTTCGGCTACCGTCAATGCTTATCATCTCTTTACTAAAAGAGTATCCTAATTTCTTAAGGTCATGCATACGTGAAGCCAACCTAAAGCAACTAAACAACTTTAAAGCATCTAAAGAGGTCAAGGTATTACCTGCGTCAAGGTAATCTCTAATCATGTCAGTCTGTTTGTTTTGTGTATCAATACTCATATTATACTTCCCTTAATGTAAACGTATCTAAGTTAAATCGCATTGTACCAGCAGCACCCTCTACGGAGCATGGTCGGTTCTTCTCAACGCGGATGTATGTAGTGTTTCGTTCCTCTAAGCTATCTGACTCTTTCTCTCGTGACAAGTCAATAACGACAGAAGCACGTTGTCCGATCATCTTGCAATACTTTGGGTCGCCATTGTCATTCGTGTGAGCAATAGTCACGATCCCTACGTTAAGCTCTGTTGCCAACTTAGATAGTCGGATAGCTAGGTCTGCCAGCATTGACTCTTTGCCTTCCTCAGATGATCCCACGACGACATCTTGAATAGGCTCAAAGAACACAAACTTACATCCACAGGCTTGACTAAAGTACCTGATCTGGTCGCATAGCTCTTCTGCACCCTGTCCGTCACCCATGAAGAACTGATAGTACAACTCATCCTTCGTTAGCTTCTCAATAGCCGCAAGAACCTGATCGTTCGCCCCTTTCTCCTCAATCAAGTCCCTGCGTGTCAGGTTGTCATTACATTCGTAGGACACAAGACCTAACAGAGACCGTAGCTTGGTTTCTTCTACGTGCATTGCAGCGATTGGTACGCCGCGTGTAATCATGTTGTACTCAAGGTAACGCATTACCTCAGTCTTACCAATGCCTGTCGGTGCTTTGATAACCGTGAAGTGACCCTGCATCAGCCCTAGTATCTTATCGTCTAGCGCCTGTATCCCTGTTGGCACATACTCATGCTCTGGTGCATCCTGATACAGCGACCAGAAGTCCTCTGTGGTGTTCATCACGTTATCTGGTGTGTACTTACTGGCTGACCACCACGCTCCCTTGAAATCCTTCCCCTTGCCTTTCTGTAAGAAGTCGTTAGCGTCTTTATACGGGTAGTGGTTAACACGGTAGACCTTGTTAGGGAATAGCTTGGCAACCTTATCTGCTAGTGCATTACCAGCTTCATCTGTGTCTACTGACAGGATGATCTTATCGAAGCTGTTGAGCCACTCTGAACAGTTTTCCCAGAGCTTCTTAGAGGGTGTAGCAGAGGGCAGAGACACCACTGGGTTAGTGTAGGCACCTTTCATCATCTGAGACACTGAGAGAGCGTCCAGTTCGCCCTCAGTGATCGTAACCATCTTGGAACTACCAGCAGTAAACAGGTTCATCCCGAATAGTTCATCACTCTTGAACCCTGACTTAGCGTAGAAACCTTTCTCCTTGAGGTTTCGTACCTTAATTCCCCCGCTGGGGTACACGTACTCTTGACGATCCCCGTAGGTTAGAACCCCGTAGTCTTCCATTGTACGGCTTTGAATACCGCGCATGGTCTCATACTTTCCATCGCGGGGGGTGTCATCATGGAACGACACAACAGCTTTAGGTGTGAACGACATCTTGTTATCTCCTTTTGTCGGGTATTTCTCATCCGCCCAGTCGAAGGTCTTTCTGCTGGAGGGGTAACCTTGGTTGCAGGCGTGGCACTTTCCGTACCCTTCGTCATTATAACTAAAGGCGTCAGAAGAGCCACAGGTCTCGTATGGGCATTCTTGATGACTATGCTCTGCCATGTGGATTCTCCTTGTTGTTAACGACACATAAGTAGTAACTTAAGTAATTACTTATGTCTTTATTACTTGTTGTTGTTATAATCTTAAGAGATAACTTAAGTTAGTAACTTCTTACAAGTGTTATCTTACTATATAGACATAATCTTTATCCCCGCAAGTCACGAATTGTTACAACTTAGACATTTTAACAAGAGCCTCTGTCTCCCATAAGGAAACAGCTTGCCTACTAACTCCATAAAACTCTGCTACCTCCCCTTGAGTCTTGTACCTAAAATAACGTAGGGTGATTAACTCTTTTTCTTTGTCGTCTAAGACTTGCATAGCTTTCTCTAAGTAATCCTGTGACTCGTAACCAGATGTACAGTCTTGTACAGACACCATAAAACTCTCGTCAAACTCAACTACCGTGGACATCAAAGCCTCTTCGAGTATCTTCTTACCCTTATCTGAGTGTGTCTGACCTGTGTAGTTGTTACCAGACATCAGACCATCCGCAGTCCTTGACGCAGGGATAGTAACCGCCTTTGTCTTGACGTTAAGGTAGTCATACATAGCCTTGTTAGCCCTGCGGTATAGACTAGCAGGGTAATCATCAGGGGTGGTATCTAGCCGCTCATAAACAGCCAGCACCCCTTCAGATATCAGGTCATCTCGCATGTGATGCTGGTGGTACTTACGCGCCAGTTTCTCACACATTGTCACGATCTCATCTGTTGTTAGCTTATTCATCTCTCAATGCCCTCCATGATACTGGGAATAGTTCTGACATATGCTTACTGATCTGGTCAGCTACGATACGTGATTCTAATTGTGTGTCAGGCTTACAACGTAGCTTACACATGTCAGCAAAGGCATCAAGGCTACCTGACCAGTACCATTCAGTCATAGTAGACTGTGGCAGTACCATACGAGCTTGCTCAGGGCATACTCCAGAGTTAACCATGTGGTTGTAGAGTGACTTCACATAGGCTAGTGTAGTGTCTGTATGGATATCCTCGACAACCTCGTCAGAACTCCCTTGCTTCTTGTCAGCACTACGTCCACGCCATACATCAGGTACATAGAACACAGGATCATCATCTACATAACG